GATGCCAAAAAAACCCTTGATGCTGTTAAGGATACTGCTGGCGGCGTTGCGGGCGGCCGATACGACGTTGCCAATGCCATTGATAATCCCCTGCCCGATACCGGACAGGATATCAATACCGACCTGCAACCAGTTGGTCGATTTGATGGTATCGATTACGCTGCTGACAATCCGTCCGGCTGCCGATACGATATCCGGCAAGCTGTCAATGATGCCGGATACAATCGACAGCAGCATCTCGACGCCTTTTGCCACAATCTCGGGCAGATTATCCGTAACCGACTGCAAAAATGCGGATACTGCTTCCACCGCCGATGCAATCATATCCGGCAGACTGTCGATAACCCCGTTTACCAGGCTGGCGACAATCTCCATGCCTTTGGTTAAAAAGTTTGGCAAATTGTCAGTCAACGCCTGTATTGCCCCGGTGATCAGATCGGTTACGCCCTGTAATAACTGCGGTGTATTGTCCACAATCCCCTGTAGCAGGTTAAGTACGATATCGACGCCCGCTTGCAGGATGCCCGGCAACGCCTCGCCCAGCTGCGACAAGATATTGCCGATTGTCTCGGTAAATTTGCCGCTTACCTGACCCAATGCCTCGCCGATCGTCATCTCGCCGTTAGATACCGCCGTCACCAGCCCGGTAAACCACTCCACAAGGCTTGTAATCTGCGCCCCAATGGCCGTAAAATCAAACGCCCCGGCAATCTGCGCCAATACTCCAAGTAACTGCGCCCCTGCCGTCTGGATCGCCGTAAACATCGGCCCGATCGCGGCCGCAAGTGCCGAGGCGTTTTGCTGATAGAGCGCCGTCGCGTTGTTTGCCGCCACAAGGTTGGCATTTTGCTCCTGCCACGCGGTGCCCGCCTGCGTCAACCCCTGATTAGCCATTTCCTGCAAGATGAGGTTCGCCCGCTCGCTTGCGGTTGAGCAGTTTTGCAGTTTGGTGTTAAAATCGTCCTCGCTGGTACCCGCCCAGTTGAGCATATCCGCCAGTGTGCCGGTAACGGTCCCGGTCTGCACCGTCTCGTTGATTGCCTCTGCCAAGCTGTCAATCGGGATAGAGTCGCCGTAGGTCGCCCACGCGCCGATGGTGCCGTCGATCAGCGTGTTCAGGTCGGACTGTGCCAGCCCCAGCGCCTGCAAGTTCGCGGTGGTCGTCGCCGCTGTCTGGTTGTCGCCCAGCACCCCAAACAGCTCGTTGTATGCAGCGCTTGTCTCCTCCGCCGTGTATCCGGCCTTCTCGCTGGATATTTCGAGGGACCCCATAATCCGCTGGTACTCTTTACTTTCTTCGACCATCTGCCCCAGCCCGGAAATGATCCCAGAAATTGCCCCGGTAATGCTGGACGCAAACCCGGTGATCGCCGACGCCGACAAATTGGCTTTGAGCATATCCCCAAAACCGGACGACTTTTTCCCGGCGTCGTCCATCGAGTCGCCCAGTTCGTCCGCCGCCTTGTCGGTCTTGTCCAGCGCCGAGGTTGTCTGTTTGAGCTGGCTTTCCAGCTGATTGAGTTCGGTTTCTGCCCGCGCCACCGATTGCCGCCACTTAAGGGTTTTGGTGTCGCTCTCGCCCCACTCCTGTGTGGCCCGCTGCAACGCCTGCTGCAACTGGCTGAGCTTCTGCTTCTGCGCGTCGATTGCCTTACCCAGTATTTCCTGCTGTTTGGCCGCCTTGCTTACCGCGTCCGCCTCGTCGTCCGCCGATGTGGATACGGCTTTTAACTCCGCCCCAAAGGTCTTGACCTGCTGCGTTAAATTGTTTAATTCTTTCCGAAACTCTGCCTCCCCGTCTATACCTATCCGGGGGCCGATATCTGTTGCCATCTATGTACCTCCCTTATCGCAAATCGGGGATGTAGTTTTCCGCCGCGTTTTTAACCTCCGCGCCCCACTGGATCGCCTGATAACAGGCGATCATGTCCAGCAGCTCCCCCGGCGTCGTCACAAGATACACCGGGTATGGGATGTTTAAAACTCCCCGCCAGACCCCCAGCCAGACAAGCGGCCCGCCGGCGGTTATTTTTTTTTATCTTTTGCAGCGCTCTCGACGGTTGTCTTGTTACCCTCCGTCATCGCGGCGGTGATCGCCTGCATAACCTCCGGCATTTCCGCGGGGCCGATCAGCACGCCGAGCGCCTCTTCGTCCGGCGGTTCCGGCGCGTCCTCGCCCAGCAGCCGCCGGTACTTTGCGCCGGTCTCGATCATCTTTTTGGTCAGCCAGATGAGCGGGGAGACGTCGCCCTTTTCCACCGCCTCAAAGATTTTCTGCTGCCCGTTCTCCCCGTACTTGTCGTTCATTGCGGCCAGCACGCCAATTGAAAACCGGATGGGGTACTCTGCCCCGCAGATTGTAACGGTAATCATGCCCCGTTTACCTCCACATCCGCAATGCCGGCCGCTCTCGCGTACCCGTCCGCCGTAACCTCAACGACAAGCACCTGCTGCCCGTCCTGCGCCTGGATATCCGCCTCGCCGTCCCACACGGTCATATTGCTGCAATCGGCGTTATAATCCGGCAGCTCCAGCGCCGTCCCCAGTGTATACCGGTAGGCATTGGTACCGGTTTTTTCGGGCGTCACCGTCAGGGCGGTCGTGCCCTCCTTACTCCCGGCCGCACTCTGTACGGCAAGGGCTCCGAGCGTGCCAACCCCCAGCATCGCCTGCAAGTACTCCACCGCTTTGCTTTCGGTTTCAAACCACGCTTCCTCCTTCCACGGGTGGTGCTGCTCGTCGCTCCGGGCGATCGTCCCTTCGATCGTCCGGGTCTGCCACTCTACCGTTTCGCCCCGTGTGGTTGCGGTGTCCTGCGGAATGGAAAACGTCACTTTTTTAAACCAAATTGCTTTATACTGGTCTACATCGTTTAGCTGGTGCAGCTCGATAATCCCGACGCCCAGCACCGGCGAGTGCATCCGGTCGTCAAACACAATCGCGTCGACCGTCTGCCCGTCGCCGTACTGCCGCTGTACCGTCTTGGCGTCCAGCAAAAACATCGTGACCTCGCCGATCAGATCGTCGGTCTCAAGCGTCAGCGTGCCGGTGCTAAACCTGCCAACGTCGTTTTCGATTACCATGTTATCGCCGTACAGCGGATTGTTTTCGGTCGATTCGATCTCCGCCGTGTAGCTGATTGCGTGCGGGTTGATAATGCCGCCCGAATAGTTGACCTTCCCGGTCTCGGCGTTGTAGTTATACCGCCCGAATACCGGGATACTGAGTCCCTTAATTGCCATTTATTTTGTCACCTCATCAATTTTGCCATTTCTTCGTCGATTACGTCTGCCATTTTCTGCTGGGCGGCCTTCCGCGTTTTATTGAGCGCGGGCTTGATAAACGGCTGCTTTTCCGCCGTGCTGCCGCCGTTTTCGTAAATTCGCGCAATCAGCACGTTTGGCTGCCCCTGTGGATATTTTTGCGTCTGGATGCTGTTGTATCCGTCAAACCCCAGCTTGACGTTGATATACCCGTTTTCGTTTTGCATCCGTGAGATGCCGAAACTCTCGACCAGCCCGTCCCGCTGCGCCTCCGACATCCGCGCCTTTTTGCGCTGCGCGTACGCCATGATGTTGTAGTTGTTGTCTACTACCGGCATGGCCTGCAAGTTAGCTTTGACCGCATCCGCCACGACGTCCGCCGCCTGATAGACCGCCTTTTTGGTGATCCCCTCGGACGCGCTCCCCAGCCGGGAGAGCTTCAGCGCGTATTCCTCCGCGCCCAAAACCGTGATCTTCATATTTCCACATCCCATGTGTAGTGGATAAGCCGCGTGTCGTCCTCATAGGCCGCCGCCGACAGGCTCCACGCGATCCCCGCGTCATCAAACGCCTGCTGTATTTCATCCGGCGCTATACCATACTCTGCTTTGGTGTACAGGTCAACCGTTGCCGTCACCGCCTGTTCTTGCATCCGGTTCCCGGCGAACAGCTGGTTCCCGCCGTCCTCCGCCCACACGATGTAAGGGGCCTTTTGATTGAGCGCCTCATAATGGTACACCGTCACATCAGGTACAGTAAGCAGCGCCGCCTTGATCCTCTGTAGGGATTTGGTAATCAACGCTGAGCACCCCCAATGTAATCCGTGTAATCCGCAGCCCAAACGCGTCCGTTTCCGGCTGCACCATCTCGGCCCAGTACTGCCGCCCGTCGTCCAGTATGACAATATCATTTGTTATAATATCGTCCCACCCCGGCACCGTGACAATTGCGGACACGTCCTGCCCCGCCTGCATGGCGGCATAATACCGGGTGACGCCGAGGCTTGCAAACCCGTAGTAATACCGGCCCTTAAAAATATAGCCGGGCTGCGGTTGATCCCCCGGCCCGGCTGTGTTTTGCGGGCGGTAGACCGTTAAGATGCCATCGTCAAATGTCAATTGGTTTCCACCCGCCCTTTCTGCGAAAAGAGTAAATTATTTAATTGATACCGTAAGAACCGCGGCATTGCCGTGTCTGCCGTCCCGGCCGCCCGTCTGCGGAAGAGATAGGCGGCGTACTGCACCACCGCCATATCACATTCCGGGTCATCCGGGGTAAGGGTGATCCCCTCCCGGATGATCAGGTTTTCCGCCAGCGTTAAGAGGTCGGCGAGGTAAGCGTCGTTTGCCGATGTTAGCATCTGCAAATCCGCCTTAAGCACCCGCAGTTTGTCCTCCGCCGTCATCAGCCGCCAGCCTTGGTGATGTTGACGGTGTAGACCTTGACCTTGTTGCCGCGCTTGACGGTCACCGTCATCGGGTGCGGCTGGCCG